GGAGTATAATAGGTATGAAGGTCAACATGCAGAGATCTTTGACACAGAGGCTTCAGACAGAGCCTTTGAAGAAGAGGTCATGTTGAGTGGTTTCGGAGCAGCACCTACTAAGCAAGAGGGTTCTGGTGTCACATTTGATGATGCAAACGAGGCTTATACTTCAAGGTATAACCATGAAACTGTCGCAATGGCGTTCTCAATAACAGAAGAAGCTGTAGAAGATAACCTCTACGACAAGCTATCTGCTCGTTATACAAGAGCACTTGCAAGATCCATGGCTCATACTAAGCAAGTGAAAGCAGCGAATGTGTTAAACAATGCGTTTACAGCTGGAGCAACTGCTGGTGGTGATGGTAAAGCCTTATTAGCAACAGATCACCCATTAACAAATGGTGGAACTTTTGCTAACGAGCCAACTGTCGCAGCTGACCTTAACGAGACATCTTTAGAAGATGCTTTAATCAAGATCGCTGGATTCGTAGATGAAAGAGGATTGATAATCGCTCTAAGAGGTATGAAGTTAATCATCCCTAGACAATTACAATTTGTCGCAGAGAGATTGTTAAATTCCAATCTAAGACCTGGAACAGCAGATAATGATGCTAATGCTATAAGGAACATGGGTATGCTTCCAAATGGCTATGTCATCAACGATTATCTGACTGATACAGATGCGTTCTTTATTAAAACTGACGCACCTAATGGTCTCAAGCATTTCGAAAGGATGCCAATGGCGACTGCCATGGATCCAGATTTCGACACTGGAAATATGAGATATAAGGCAAGAGAAAGATATTCTTTTGGCTTCTCTGATCCTCGTGCAGTGTTTGGTTCACCTGGAGCGTAATAAAAAAATTACGTTTTATGAGGGCGACTGTTTGCAGTCGCCCTTTTTTTATGTATAATGAAAATAACCTTGACGAAGAATTAACTTCGACAGTTGCCAAGACAAGGAGATTGATATGGCTAATACAACTTTTTCGGGTCCAGTCCGTTCCGAGGGTGGATTCAATGTAATCAATAAAGATGGTACAAGTGGTGTCATCACACAAACTGGATTCTCAGTTAATTCAACTGGACAACTTGTTTCAATAGGTACACGAAAGATTCAATCTTTTGCTGGTACTTTAGCTTCAACTGACGCTGCTTCAACTGCTTATGCAGACGGAGATTGTCTTGTAGAACTAGGAACATTAAATGTAGATGCTCCAGATGATTTAGTAACACCAAGTAAAATTTTCATACATAGAGCTTTAATTGGTATTACAACCGCTGCTGGACAAACACTAGCTGGTAACTTAGCATTAAGTTCTACAAGTGGAACTGCTACTAATGCTGCTGTCTCTGGTACAGAGATTGTGGGTGCTGGTGTGACATCATTCAACGAGCAATTAAGTGCTACACAATCAATCACAGAGATTGATATTAATTTCAATGATACTGCTGGTAATTACCATATTTTTGTACCAAATATAACTGCCGCAGTAGCTAACGTACACTTATATGCAAGAGCAACAACTACAGTTAATGCTGATGTAACTGCTGGAAGATTCACAGTTGAATTAGAATACTCTGTATATTAATAGGAGTGTAACATGGCAGGAACAAGATCTGACGTAAAAGCCTTTAATGTAAACCAAGGAGATGCTGCTGCTTTGATAGGACCTGCAAGGTCAAGAATAAGACAGATAGTTATCTTTGCAGATGCAGCGGGTGCTTTGACCATAACAGATGGTAATGGTGGAGCTACATTGATAGCACAAAGTTATCCAACTGGATTACATACTCTTAATATTCCAGACAATGGCATATTAGCAGAGAGTGGTGCGTATCTATCTGCATTTACTGGTAGTAGCAATAAGTTAACTATATTCTTATCGTAATGGCTAGAAAAGCAGATAAACAACCGCCTAAAACTAAAAAGTATTTCCGCTCCACTAAATCTGGAGCGGGAATGACAAAGGCGGGTGTTGCTCGTTATAGAAGAGATAATCCAGGCAGTAAGTTAAAAACTGCTGTTACTGGTAAAGTTAAACCTGGGAGTAAGGCAGCTAAAAGACGTAAGTCATTTTGTGCTAGAAGTGCAGGCCAGATGAAAAAGTTTCCAAAAGCAGCTAAAAACCCTAATAGTCGTTTAAGGCAGGCTAGAAGAAGATGGAAGTGTTAACTTTGAAAAATGTTATTGGTGGACTTATAGGCACTTTGACTGCTACTTTTTTTGTATGGACTGCTTCTACTCTTGTAGAAGTTGACAAAAGAACTGCAATTACGGAAGTTAAAGTAAAAGAAAATAATGAGATGATAAAAGTTTTGTGGACAGAATTTGTAAAAAGGAAAGATGATGGCGATCTCGCGGGGTTCAATGTCAAAACAAATTTCCAAACCTGGTGGTAAGAAGTGGAGTGCCAAGAGGAAGAGAAAAATCGATTGCTCACGACCTAGAGGGTTTTCTGAAAGAGCACATTGTGCCTCTAAGAAGAGGAGAAGTAGTAAGAGGTAGTCCAGTTAAATACTGTGTCTACTGTAAGCATAAAAAATGGTCATGTATATGCCATAAAGAAAGGAAAATATAATGCCAAAAGACGCATGTTATCACAAAGTAAAACGTAAATTTAAAGTATTTCCTTCAGCATATGCCTCAGGACACATAGCTAAATGTAGAAAAGTTGGCGCTGCTAACTATGGCAAAAGTAAAAAGAAAGCGATGGGTGGCTTGAACGCGGCTATAGACAGAGTAAAGAGTCAAACAATGACTGCCAAAGAGGGCAAGGTCGTAAGAATGACTAAACGAAAATCTAAAAATCCTAATATAGCACGAGGTTGTGGTGCTATAATGGCAGGCAGAAGAAAAAAGACAAAGTACGCATAATGGCAGTTAGAAAGACAAAAGCTGGTTTAGCACTTAAGAGATGGTTCAAAGAAGATTGGAAAGATCAGAGAACTGGTAAAAAGTGTGGAAGACAAAAAGGAGAGAAAAGAGGTACGCCTTATTGTAGACCAACAAAAAGGATTTCTAGTAAAACACCAAAGACGGCTTCAGAGATGACAGCTGCTGAAAAACGTAGTAGGATATCTCAAAAGAAAAGTTTAGGACAACCAGCGGGTAAGCCTAGAAGAGTTAAGGCAGTGAGAAGAAGGAAAAAATAAATGGCAACTTCAAGCTCAAGAGATTTTAATTTAGATGTAGCAGAACTTATTGAAGAGGCATACGAAAGATGTGGCTTAGAGATGAGAACTGGTTACGATGCTAGAACAGCTAGACGTTCTTTAAATCTTATGTTTGCTGACTGGGCAAACAGAGGATTAAATCTTTGGACAGTTAAGCAATCAACTGTAGCAGTGACTTCTGGAACTGCTTCTTATACTCTCTTAGATGCTACAGTTGTAGATTTATTAGAAGTTGTTTTAAGAAACAGTAATGGCACAGATTTTACTTTGACTCAAATGAGCCGTAGTGAGTATCTAAAAATACCTAATAAGAGTAACTCTGGACAACCAAGTCAGTATTTTTTCGATAGACAAGTAACTCCTACGATTACATTATGGTCAACTCCAGATGATTCTTACACTTTAGTCTTTTACTATGTAAGACGAATAGAAGATGCAGACACATTAGTTAATACAACTGATGCACCTTTTAGATTTTTACCTTGCATGGCAGCAGGACTTGCTTATTACATAGCGATAAAAAGAGCACCTGAAAGAATACAAATATTAAAAAGTATATATGAAGAAGAGTTTCAAAGAGCCGCAGCAGAGGATGCAAGTAGCACACCTCTTAAGTTAACACCTAATATTTCATATTTGAGGTACTAATGGCTCGATACGCAAGTGGCAGATACGCATGGGGATATTCAGATAGATCTGGATTTCGCTATCGTTTGCGAGAAATGCGAAAAGAATGGAACGGACTTAAAGTAGGTCCAGATGAGTATGAAGCTAAACATCCTCAACTAGAACCTAATTATCCAGGCCCAGACCCAACAGCTTTGTATGAGCCAAGACCTAATCAAGATACAGACTTAACTGCATTTATAGTGTACACAAATGCGGGAGATGGTATAATAGGACAAAAGATGACACCGTTTACGGCTACAACTAGTTTAGGAACAGTAACAGTGAGCACATCATGAGTTTTACACTAACTACATTAAAACAATCTATACAAGATTGGACAGAAAACGATGAAACAACTTTTGTAAACGAGTTGGATTTCATAATTAAAAACGCAGAAGAAAGAATATTAAAATCTGTAGATTTAGATTTTTTTAGAAAAAATGTTGAAGGTGGTCTCACAACTGGTAATAAGTTCTTACAAAAACCAAGTGATTATTTAGCTACTTTTTCTTTGTCCTATATAAACTCTAGTAGTGAAAATGTTTTTCTTCTACAAAAAGATGTAAACTTTATACAACAATACACTCCAAACCCTACAACTACTGGTAGTCCAATTTATTATTCTTCTTTTGATGTAGACAATTTCATAGTTGCTCCAACACCAGATGCCGATTATGTGGCAGAATTACATTATTATTACAGACCAGCCTCACTTACAACAGATGACTCTGGCACAACTTGGATAAGCACTAACGCACCAGATGCTTTGTTGTACGCTTGTTTGATTGAGGCATATAGTTTTATGAAAGGGGAATCCGACTTACTGCAACTTTATACTTCTAGATATGGTGAGGCTATAACTAGACTTAAGGTTTATGGGGAAGGACAAGAAAACACTGATGCTTATAGAGAGGGTTTAGTAAAAGTTCCAAAGCAATAAGGGAAGAGTTATGGGGAATAAATCTAAAAGCGTAGCCATTGTCGGTCTCGGCAATAGTTGTAGCGAATATCTTATGTCCAGAATAAGAAGTGAAAACTATGATGAAATCTGGGCAATCAATTCAATGTCTGCTGTTATTTATCATGATAAATGTTTTATGATGGACCCACCATCAAGGTTTCTTGATAGTCCTAACGCTGGTAAACAAACAAATATCATGACGGACAGATTAAAAACAAAATTAGGTGTTCCGATCTTTTCTTGCACTCTAGACAAAAGATGTCCAGACGTTGTTGAGTATCCTCTACAAGAAGTTTTACAAAAAACAAAGTATGCTTATCTTAATAACACGGTAGCATATAGTCTTGCTTATGCAGTAGCTCAAGAAGTAAAAGAGATTCATTTGTACGGCATAGATTTTACATATAGTAATGTGGCTTTTGCAGAAGCAGGCAGAGGATGTTGTGAGTTTTGGTTAGCTATTGCTATATCCAAAGGTATAAAAGTGAACATTGCACACAATTCATCTTTGCTTGATACAAACGTAAAAGAAGATCAAAAACTTTATGGATACCATAGATTAGAGGATCCGATTGTATCTACTACAACACAAGGTAAGATGTTAATTACAAGAAAATCAAAGCTACAACCACCAGAGCCTTTAGACTCTACACCTAATATAATAGGTAGAGAAGACATACCTGGTGTCACTTACGAGGAGAAATAAATGTTTAATGTAGGAGTATCACAAACAGGCAAAGTAAATGTCATGACTTCAGACAAAGGTGGTCTGACGAATGAACAGATTGCAGATTTAGCAGTAGACAAGATTGTAAGTATTTCAGATGAAGCACCAGCACATATAAGACAACAAGCCAATCAATTTAGAGAACATCTTAAGAATGTTTTGTATCATTATCTTCTCTTGGCAAGAAAGGAAGAGCGTGGTACTATCATTCAAGCCTTACGATCAAGTGGTCAAAAGGAAACGGCTGAATATATAAGGAGACTCTAATATGGCTATAGCACAAGCAATGTGTACTTCCTTCAAAAAAGAGTTATTAGAAGGTGTACACAATTTTAAAAACTCTGGTGGAGACACTTTTAAGTTAGCACTTTATGCAGAAGGTAGTGGTGGTAAATCATCTACAACTGCAACATTAGGAGCAACAACTACTGCGTTTACTACAACTGGTGAAGTTGCCTCAAGTGGAACATATGCAACTGGTGGTGGTTCTTTAACAAGAGTAGACCCAACTACATCAAGCACCACTGCGTTTACAGATTTTGCTGATTTAAGTTTTACAACAGCAACAATTACTGCAATGGGAGCTTTGATATATAACAGTTCTGACAGTAATAAAGCTGTTTGTGTTTTAGATTTTACATCTAACAAAACATCAACATCTGGTACATTTACTATTCAGTTTCCAACTGCCGATGCTTCAAACGCTATAATTCGTATAGCTTAACTTTTAAGGTTAAGCTATGGCTAATAGTGGTTGGGGTGATGGCACCTGGGGATCCTCTTTTTGGGGAGGCTTTTTAGATGCCGATGTAAGTGTTACTGGTGTCGCAGGAACTTCTGCTGTTGGTGAAGAAGGAGTAACTGGAACTAGTGTAGTAGTAGAAACTGGACTTTCTGCCACTGGAGCTTTGGGTGCTGTTACTTTTCAGTTTGCTTACTCGGTAAATAAAGTAACTGGAACTACTGCTGTAGGCAATGTTACTGTTCTTGCTGATAGTAACTTCACTGAAACTGGTGTAACTGGAACTACTGCTGTAGGTTCAGAATCAGTATCGGGTACAGCTACTATTTCTGCTACTGGAGTATCAGCCACTACTGCTCTTGGAAATGTTCTTCCTAAAATACCAATATCTGTATCAGTTACTGGAGTCTCTGCTGAAACTCAATTTTTAACTGGTTGGGGCGGAGGTGCTTGGGGTGCTGGAGTTTGGGGAGGTGGCATAATTGCCATACCTGGACAAGACGTTGTACCGACCGCTGTTGTAGCTACTAGTTCTGTAGGTACAGTCACAGTCACTGGTACTGGTGTTTTTTCAGTCACTGGTAATGCAGGAACTACTGCCGTTGGTAATCCTTTAGTGGGTGCTGGAGCTAGAGTAACCGAAACTGGATTAACAGGTACAATAGGTTTTGGTGATGAATCTGTTGTAGGCACTGCATTAGTTTCACCTACTGGTGTTGCTGGAACAACATCTATTGGTACGAGTTTGATAATAACTTCCACTGGAGCACCAGTAACAACAGTATTAGGAACAACTGCACTTGGCTCCGAGTCAGTTATTATAGATGTTAGTACAGCAGTTACACTAGCAGGAGCAACAATTTCGTTAGGAACAGTTGCAATAACAGCTAGTTCTGTGGTATCGTTAACTGGAGTTAGTGGAACTGGTTCTACTGGAGAGGAGAATGTCTGGGGTTTAATTGTTCCAGATCAAGTAGCTAATTGGATTGAAAGGGTCGCATAATGGCAACATATGTTAATAACTTAAGGTTGAAAGAAATAGCCACAGGTGATGAATCAGGTACATGGGGTACTTCAACTAATACAAATTTAGAACTTATAGGTGAGGCACTAGGTTTTGGCACTGAAGGTATAACCACAAATGCTGACACACATACAACCACAATAGCAGATGGATCGGCAGATGAGGGTAGAGCTATGTATATTAAATATACTGGCACATTAGATTCTGCGTGTACAATAACTATAGGTCCAAACACTTTAAAAAGAGTTCATATGATTGAGAACGCTACAAGTGGATCTCAAAATATAATTATATCACAAGGATCTGGTGCAAATGTAACTATTCCACCTGGAGATACAAAGGTTGTTTACCTTGATGGTGCAGGTTCTGGTGCAGCGGTTGTAGATGCTTTTGCTTCTTTATCTGCTGTTGATCTAAAAGTTCAAGATGATCTAAGTTTAACTTCAGACTCTGCTGTTTTAAATATAGGTGCAGACAATGATTTCCAAATTACACATAGTGGATCTGCTGGAACTATTACAAATGGAACTGGTGACTTAACATTAGATATTGCAAGTGATTTGAATATTGATGTAGATGATGGTAGGGTATTTTTAAAAGATGACGGCACAACTTTTGGTAGAATTGCGAGTGCTTCAAGTGATTTAGAAGTAGTATCTGTTGTTCAAGATAAAGATATTCTTATCAAAGGTAATGATGGTGGTTCTGAAATAACTGCTCTAACTTTAGATATGTCTGAAGCAGGAGCGGCAACTTTTAATGGTGTGGTTACAGCAAACGCAGGTATTAAAATTGATGACATTACAATAGATGGAACAGAAATAGATTTATCTGGTAGTGGAGATTTTACTGTTGATGTAGGTGGAGATATTAAACTTGACGCTAATGGTGGAGAGGTTAGATTTTTAGATGGTGGTACTGCAATAGGTCTTTTTTCTAATTCATCCTCTGATTTTTTAATGCAATCATCAGTTCAAGATAAAGATATAGTTTTTCAAGGTAACGATGGTGGTTCTGGAGTAACTGCATTAACCCTTGATATGTCTGCGGCTGGAGCGGCGACTTTCAATGCTGATGTTACTGCTTTTTCAGATAAAAGATTGAAGACAGATATTTCTAATATAGAAAACGGCATAGAAAAAGTTATGCAGATGCAGGGTGTCTACTATAAAAGGAATGACCAAGAAAATGCTGAAATGAAAGTTGGTGTATTAGCACAAGACATGGAAGCTATTGTACCAGAAGTTGTATTAACTGCCGATGATGAAATGCAAACAAAATCAGTAGATTATGGTAAACTTACAGCAGTCTTGATTGAGGCAATCAAAGACTTAAAAGCAGAAATTGATGAATTAAAAAAGGGGTAGTAAATGCCGTTACCTAGTTCTGGACCAATAAGTATAGGAGATATTGCAGGTGAATTTGGTGGGTCTACACCTCATTCTCTTTCTGAATACTATGGAAAAGGTAATGCTCCAGCCTCTGGTGCAATATCAATAGCAGGTGATTTTTATGGTACTTCCGCCGCTTATTCAATTAACTTTCTAGTTGTTGGAGGCGGAGGCGGAGGTGGTTGCAGTTTAAATGGTGGTGGAGGTGGAGCTGGAGGCTTCAGAACTTCCACACAATCAGTTAATGCTGGAACAACTATCACTGTTACTGTAGGTGCAGGAGGTGGGAATAGCACCTCAAACTCTAATGCAGGAAGTGGTGGTGCATCATCCGTGTCAGGTTCAGGTATGACTACAATCTCAAGTGCTGGTGGTGGTCGTGGTGCTGTTAACAATAGTGGATTAGGCTTCAATGGTGGTAATGGTGGCTCTGGTGGAGGTGGTACACAAAGTAATGGTAGTGGTGGCTCTGGTAACGTACCGAGCGTATCACCGAGTCAAGGAAATAATGGTGGTGCTGGTATTAGTACAACTGGAGCAAACACTGGACAAGGTGGTGGCGGAGGTGGTGCAAGTCAAGCGGGAACTCCTGGCTCTAATTCAAGTGGTGCTGAAGCCGATGGTGGCAATGGTTCTTCTTCATCTATAACTGGTTCTTCTGTAACTTACGCAGGAGGAGGTGGTGGTGCTGGAAGAGGTGGCACAAGAGAAGGTGATGGTGGTTCTGGAGGTGGTGGACCTGCCTCTAATGGAACTGGAACAAGTGGTACTGCTAATCGTGGTGGTGGAGGCGGTGGTTCAGGTGCTAATACTGGCTCATCAGGTGGTTCGGGTATTGTTATATTAAGTGTGCCAACGGCAAATTATTCAAACTCTAAAACTGGTTCACCTTCTGTTTCAACAAGTGGTAGTAACACTATAATGCAATTTACTGGATCAGGGAGTTATACTGCATAATGGCACATTTTGCTAAAATAGGATCTAATAATCTTGTAGAAGAAGTAGTTGTAGTAAATAACGAAGTTATAACAGATACTGATGGTGTGGAACAAGAACAGTTAGGTATAGACTTTTTAACTAACTTAACTGGACATACTAATTGGAAAAAAACTAGTTACAACACAGTAGCAGGAGCACATAAAAACGATGGGACTCCTTTTAGAAAAAATTATGCAGTTGTTGGATATACTTATGATGCAACAAGAGATGCTTTTGTACAACCACAACCATTTACTTCATGGCTATTAAACGAAACAACTTGTATGTGGGATGCTCCATTAAGTCTACCTAGTGACGCTAGTGATGAAATTATATACGAATGGAATGAGGATCTTTATCAATCCGACAATACAAAAGGTTGGGTTCTTCGTGAGTTTGAATAAAGATTTCATACATAGTTGGACAATGCCAGAGTATATATGTGATCAAATATTACATTATTATCACAATAATACTGACTTACATAAAGAAGGTGTAATTGAATATGGTAACTCTAAAAGAGTTAGCAACGATAAACAAGCAACTGAAATACATATATCACCAGATAATAATGAAAGACCTTTTGGTGATTACCGAAGTTTTTTACAAAAAGGTTTAAATGAATATTGTGAGGAATATCCTCATGTAAATAATATGTACTCTTTTAATGTGACAGAAACATACAACATACAACATTATAAAAAAGATGAAGGTTTTAAAATTGAACATTTTGAAAGAACTGGTCAATTTGATTATACAATTAAGCGTTGTTTAGTGTTTATGACTTACTTAAACGATGTAGATGCTGGTGGTACTAAATTTATATATCAAAATAGAACTATCAAAGCACAAAAAGGTAAAAGCCTTATCTTTCCATCTGATTGGACACACACTCATGTAGGACAGATATCTTCAACACAAGAAAAAACCATTGTTACTGGCTGGTTTAGTCATCTTTGGTAAATTTAACAATGGGGACAAAAGTGCAACTAGTTGAAACAGATAATCAAGAAAGCACATGGGAAAACGCAATATATCCATATTGGGTTTTTGAAAATGTTATTAATCCAAAAATGTGTGAAAATATAATTAATCTTGGTAAAGACAAATGGATGAAAGCTCAAATTGGAAGCAAAAAGAAAATAGACACAAAAACAAGAAGAACAGATGTTGCATGGTCTAATGATGATTGGCTTTACAGTATTTGTTGGCATTATCTGCATACAGCAAATAAAAATTCAAACTGGAATTTTGAAATAAGTTCTTGTGAGCCAATGCAAATCACTAAGTATAAAAAGAATGGACACTATGATTTTCATCAAGATGGTAATGGCTTTACTAGATTTGATAATCCAAAAAATAAATTTCTTCATGGTAAAACTAGAAAATTGTCTATGACTATTGTTTTGAATGAAGATTACGAAGGTGGAGAGTTTGAGTTTTTTGATGATAAAAGTTTAATAAAAGAAAAGATAGGGACAGTTATAGTTTTTCCATCTTATATGGTGCATAAAGTTAGACCAGTTACAAAAGGAACTAGGTATTCATTAGTAGCGTGGTTTTGTGGTGAGCCTTTTGTCTAATTTACAAGGCAACAAAAAATGATTATAGTAAACTAAAATAACAAAGTTGAGTACTGACATGCCCTTAACAAGTTTAAAATTTAGACCAGGAATCAACAGAGAAATAACTTCTTATTCAAATGAAGGAGGTTTTTTTGATTGTGAAAAAGTTAGGTTTTATGCTGGGTTCCCAGAAAAAATAGGTGGTTGGGTTAAAGCAACTGACAATACTTATCAAGGAACAGCCAGAGCTTTACACAACTTTGTAGCATTAGATGGTTCTAATTTTCTGGGAATAGGCACACATTTAAAATATTATTTAGAAGAAGGTGGCGTTTTTTTTGATATTACTCCGATTCGTAAAACTTCTACTAACAGTATTACTTTTGCAGCAGTTGATGGCTCTGCTGAACTTACAGTAACCGACAGTTCTCATGGTGCAGTTCAAAATGATTTTGTAACCATATCAGATGCAGTTGGTTTAGGTGGTAATATTACTGCATCTGTCTTAAATACAGAACATCAAATAACGTCTGTTGTTAATGCTAATTCTTATAAAATAACAGTAAGTGCAACGGCAAATTCATCTGACACTGGTAATGGTGGGTCTGGTGTAGACGGATCCTATCAAATTAATGTTGGTCTTGACACTGGTGTCGGTGGTAATGGTTGGGGTGCTGGTGGATATAGTGGTGTAAACGCTGATCTTACAACATTTGGTTGGGGAGAAGCAGCAACAAGTGGAACAACTGCCGAGCTTCGTTTGTGGACTCATGATAATTTTGGAGAAGATTTGTTAATCAACCCAAGAGATGGTGGTGTGTTTCTGTGGGATAAAACAAATGGAACTGGATCAAACGCAGTCAATATAACTAGTTTATCTGGTGCTTCAGATGCACCAATAATTGCAAAACAAGTTTTAGTATCAGACATTGACAGACATGTGATTGTTTTTGGAACAAACACGATAGGAACAGCAACGCAAGATCCACTACTTATTCGTTTCGGCTCTCAAGAATCTGTAACAGATTTCACTCCAACTGCCACAAATACTGCTGGTGATTTAAGATTGAGTAGTGGATCTACTTTTATACAAGCAGTAGAAACAAAACAGCAAATACTTATTTACACAGATAGAAGTTTATTTAGCATGAGATTTATCGGGCCTCCGTTTACTTTTGGTCTACAAGAACTATCCAAGAATATCACAATTATGAGTCCAAAAGCTGCCGTTGCAGTAGATGATGCAGTGTTTTGGATGGGTAAAGATAATTTTTATGTATATGGTGGACAAACGCAACAATTACCATGCACAGTTAGAGACAAAGTATTCTTAGATTTTAACAAAACGCAGGCAGACAAAGTTGTCGCTGGAGTTAATTCTAAATGGGGTGAAATATGGTGGTTTTATTGTTCTGCTAGTTCACAAGAAAACGATAAATACGTTATCTATAATTATTTAGAAAAACTATGGTACTACGGATCTTTATCTAGAACTGCTTGGCATGATAGGGGTATTAGAGAATTTCCAATCGCGGCAAGTTCTCCTAACTTATTTCATCATGAAAGTGGTAATGATGATGATGGATCTGCGATGACCGCATCAATAGAGTCTAGTCAAATAGACATAGGTGATGGATATCAATTTTCATTTATAAAACAATTAATTCCAGATATTACATTCAATGGATCTACGTCTAATACTGGTAATCCAATAGCCACTTTTACATTACAAGCAAGAAAAGGACCTGGTAGCACTTATGCTAATAATTCAAGTGGATCAAGTGAAAGAACTGCAACAGCACCAGTAGAACAGTTTACTGATTTAATAAATTTAAGGCTTAGAGGCAGATCTTTTAATATGAAACTTGAATCAACGGAACAGGGTGTAGCATGGAAACTTGGAACACCAAGAGTGGATATTAGACCAGATGGGAGAAAATAATGTCTTCAAGAGATCTTGCTTCACCAAGACTACCTTTACCGATTGGAGAGGTCGATCAAACATACATTATTGATCTAGTCAGAGTCTTAGATTTTTTTATACAACAATCTGATAATCCAGGTGAAGGGAGAAACACTAAGATAGTGTTTACAAACATGCCGACAAGTGATGTGGGTTTAGAAGAAGGAACCTTGTATAGAATCGGAAATGATGTTAAAATAAGTTTAATAAACATAGCAGGTGTTGACGGATCTTCTGGAACTGCTACATTGGGTAGTGTTACTGTATCGGTGTCTTAATGGGTATATTTAAAAGTTTTAAAAAAATTCTTAAAAAAGCAGCACCAATAATAGGTGGCACTATAGGTTTTTCTTTAGGTGGTCCACTGGGTGGTTCTTTGTTTGCTGGTCTTGGAACTGGCATAGGATCATTAGTGGCGGGTGCAGATCCAGATGACGCATTAAGAAATGCACTCATTGGTGGTATTGGTGCTTATGCAGGTTCTAAGTTTTTCGGACCTGGCTCTGGATCAGCAGGTGCAGATGCAGCTACTGCTAGTTCTGGAACACAAGCAGTCTCTGATTCTGTTATTGCAAGTGGAATAGATAGCGCTGCTCCAAACTTAGCTAGTTCTTCTATTCCTAAGTTTGTTCCAGCACCAGATCCTTCATTTTTTCAAAAGGCAGTAGATTTTGCTAAAACTGGACCTGGTATGGCAACTATTGGTGGCATTGGAACTTTAGCTGCACTCGGTGAAGAACCAAAACAAGAAACATTTACATCAAGACCAGACCCAGTTGGTAAATCTAGATTAGGTGTTGGCTTTATAGGCGATAAGAGTTACAATTTAGATGATGACGAGGACAGAAAAAGATACTTTGATGATTTAAGAAAACAAGAAGAAGATAGAGATAGGGTAGGAATAATGGCTGCTGCTGATGGTGGATCTGTTAACAAAGCAATGGGTGGCACTCATCGTTTCTATAATTTTCCTACTGATACTTTACAGTATATTGCAAATAACCCAAAAGCCTATACCGAATTTGAACAGCGAATGGCGGCTAATATTTTAGATACACGACCACCTATAGTAGATCCGATGCAGGCTATTGGTGCACCTGATGGTTCTGGAGGTATGATGAATGGTGGAGAGGTCAACGGACCAGGGACGGGAACAAGTGATTCTGTACCAGCGAGACTTTCTGATGGAGAGTTTGTATTAACTGCTAAAGCAGTTAGAGGTGCGGGTAATGGAGACAGAGACATTGGTGCAGCAAGAATGTATGAGATGATGTCTGAATTAGAAAGGGTTGCATAATGGCTACACAAACTACAGAACAGACCGTTAGACTAGCACCGTTCCAAGAAGAATTTTTAGCGGATATTTTTAAAAGTGCAGAAGCAGTTACTGAACCTGGTTCATCTATGCCGTTTGCTCCACAACAGTTGGAGGGTCTTTCTCAAAGTCAACTAGATGCAATAAGCAGAGCTAGAGCAGGTGTAGGTTCTTTCGAGCCTTTTTTACAAAGAGGTAGTCAGGCGATTGGTCAAGGCATAGGAGCCGTTGGCACTGGATTAGGAACTATTGGTACTGGATTAGGAACTATTGGTAGTGCAATAGATCAAACTGCCGGAGCCACTTACGATTTTGATCCAACTTCTTATCAACAATTTATGAATCCGTTTACAGAAGATGTGATTGCAGCAACACAAGCTGATATAGCTAGACAAGGACAAATGCAACAAAATCAAATAGGTGGACAAGCCGTAGCCAGTGGAGCCTTTGGTGGCTCAAGACAAGCCGTGGCAGAACAAGAACTTGCTAGAAATGTCATGGATCAACAAGCAAGAACTGGTGCACAGTTAAGATCACAAGGTTTTCAACAAGCACAGAACTTGGCACAACAAGCAGCGACACAAAGAGCACAACAAGCGTTACGACAAGCACAATTAACTGGACAATTAGGACAAACTACTGGACAACTTGGTGCGACTACTGGACAACTCGGTCAGACAATCGGGCAACTTGGTACATCAACTGCTGCTCTTGGTCAATTAGGGCAGCAGTTAGGTGTCCAAGATGTAAATACATTACTTGGTATAGGTGGTCTGCAACAACAACAAGGACAGAAACAGTTAGATATTGATAGAGCAAACGAACTAGCACGAGAGGCGTTACCATTTCAAAGAGTAGGTTTCTTATCTGACATATTCAGAGGTGTTCCAGCACTCCAGCAAACTACATCCAGAGTTTCAACTCCACCACCAAGTAGATCTTCACAACTTCTTGGACTAGGTATCGCGGGTCTTGGAGCAGTGGGACAAGCGGGTGGTTTTGGTAACTTTTTTGGACCAAGAGCGGCGTAATGATAAGAACTGTATTTGACAGACCAATGTTTCGTAATCCTAATATCCGTAGGAGTGATCCTTCTGGTATCATGGCTTCTAGTCCAGAGTTGATTAGAGTTGGAACAGCAGAAGCTAGTCAAATAAATCCTACTGTGGCAAATGAATTTAAAGTTGGTGAACTTAAATCTGGTATTACACAAATACCTTTTTACGGTCAAAGAAAACCTACAAGTGGAAGAAGTGTGACTTCTGCAATAGATTTTAGTCCAAAAGAAAATATTACACAAATATCACAAAATCCTTTTTTCTACCCACAATTTGGCATTGATGAAGATTTTGGAGAAACTAAAGAAACTGCTCCAAAAGATATAGATGATCCCGTGGCAATAGATTCGGCAACTACTAGAATAAATAAGACAAACGAGAAACTGTTAAAAACACCAACAGCTAAGAAAATTGATGATGACATAGAAACATTTGACGGTGGAGACATACCAGTTTCAGAAGCTCCTTTTACATCTAATGTTATAAAACCAGAGGACACCACAAAAAAGTTTGATTTTAAGGACATTAAACAAAGAACAGCCAAAGAGATACAAGGCATACAAAATCTTTATTCAACTTATGCAAGTGACTTAGATAATTTAGACACTGCTAATATATTAGGTAAAACTTTTGATAAACATAAAGAAGAATATATAGCCTCTTTACAGAAGAGACCAGAAGAGGCTACGTTTGCAGATGTAAGAGATGCCGCTTTTGACTTGCTTAACTATGATAAAGATACTCTTGATGAACAACTAACAAAAGATCAACAAGGATCTGTGTGGTTAAACATGATGAGAGCAGGTCTTGCTATGGCTGCAGGTGAAAGTCCAAACGCACTAACAAATGTAGCTAAAGGTTTTCAAATCGGTCTTGAAGGCTACGGCAGAGACATGAAAGATCTTTCAGATGATTACAGAGAAGATGTAAAAACTTATCAAAGTACAATGTATAAGTTGTTAGCAGACAAGAAATCTGAAAACATTGCAAAGAACGCATTAGATGTTCAAAGAAAAGCAGCAGAATTTAACATAGTACAACAAACTCGTGGTGAGGATAGAAAAGACTTACTAGACAAGTTAAACACAGAAGTTGCCATGAGAAAGATAAAGATTGAAAGTCTGGCTACCATGGCTAACTATGACTTAGAGAAGTTTAAGTTAGACAAGAGTGATTCTGAATTTCAAAAAATGTTGGAAATACACAAAGCTAAAATAGCAGGGTTGTTACCAGATGAAATAAACGCTGCAATAACACAAGGTCTTGTTAAGATAAAAGATGAAAGTAAGTTGATAACTGCCGATAACTTAGAACTTACGCAAAAAGGTATAAATCAACAGTTTGATTTACTTAAAGAATTAAAAGACAGTAAAGTTACCAGACCAACAGAATCTTTGCAAAAAATTAACATATCTGGACGAACAGGAAAGTTTGGTATGATGGCAGCTCCAGGTACAGAGCTCTCTAGTGATGCACAAGAAGAATTAGGATTGACCATCCAACAGTTAATGGCATCTACTAGTCCTTTTCAAAAAGCTCTAGATCCATTTCAAGGAAATGCTAACGCCGCTTTAGAGGCATTAATTGATGCGTTCAAACCTTTAAGAAACAGAGGTATTATTCTTAAATATGACGATATACCAACGACAATTAAAAACGCTATAGAAGCAGGAGACGAGGCAACCGTAAAAACTTTTCAAGACAATGCAGAACTATTTACTAGATCAGGTGATTAAATGTTTACCTATGAAGTTGATGGGAAAAAATACACCTATCTAAAAGAGATAGGTCAAGAAGAAGCTGAAAAAAGAGTTAGAGCTTTCAATGAAAAACAAGCAAATATAGCTAAAGCTAGAGGTGGCGGTAGCTACGAAGGGTTTTTTACAGAAGCTGGTGAAGGTGTGCTTTCTGGTTTATCTAAAATACCAGAAGGAATAATTACAACTGGAACTTTAGTAAGCGATGCTATAACTGGAGGTAGAGCCACCGACACAGTTGAAGCATGGTTTGATGGAATCAGAGAAGATCTTGGTATAGATCCAGAAGGAGCAGCTGGTAAAGTTACAGAAGCTCTAGTTCAATTTGGTATTCCAGGTGTTGCAGCTGCTTCTGCCGTGTCCAAAGCGGGCAGAGTAGGAAGAATCTTACAAGGTAAGCCACTGATAGGTGCAAGAAATCCACAGATAGGTCCTAAAAATGCTCGTGTTCTAGGAACCAACCTAAGTGGTATCAACAAAGCTAGAGATCCTTTCAGAAAATTTAAGAAAGATGGAAAAACTGTTTTTCAAAAACAAACAAAGGCACAAAAGTTAGGGCGATATGCAACTATGTTAACTGCCGCTGGTTTAGCAGATGCGATTGTTTCTACAGATGATACACAAACACTAGGTGATTTCTTTGATGCAGGTCCTACAAACACCATAGATGCTGTCGGTCTTGATGGACAAGAAAGAGCTTTTGCAAAAATTTTAAATAAATTAAAGATTGGTCTTGAAGGCGGTGTAGCAACTGCCGTGATACCTCCAGCATTTGGTGCGTCTCTAAAAGTTTTAAACAAGACTCTAAGTGCACGGCCCATAGAAGCATTAACAGAGTTAAATTCCAGAGTGGGTAATGCAGCTGCTAATGTTTTACCCAGAGAGTCTACCGTTTTAGATATTGCAAGTGGTATGACAGTGCCTTTGGCTAAAGGCATGATAGAGGGTGCTAAAAAATCTATTGGTCGAAGAGAGATGGCACTTAAACAAAATGAATCTAGTGTGAGAAGTTTACCAGCTCTTGTTGGTAAAATGGAAGCCTTATTAAGATACAGAGGTTTTTTAGATCCAATAGTAGCAAGAGCACGATCTTTAATTAATCCAGAAGTCGAAGGCAATATAAAAATTGCTAAACAAAAGATGCAAGATATCGATAAAAAGATTGAAGAAATTTTGAAAACTCCTAGATATATTGGACTTCCAGACCACAATAAAAGAAAATATTTAGATAACTTCATGGATGTTCTTGAGGGTGCAAGAAAAGGACAAGACACTTCCTCTTTGACTAATAGACAAAGAAGATTAGCAGTTGAAAAAGAAAACAAAATCATAGATTTACCAGATGAACTTTATCAAGAATATGTAAAAGCTGCTGATACCATCAAAGGATTAACTGACCAGTTTTTAAATAGTAAAGTTATATCTGATTTACCAGAAGACGCTGTGATACAAGGTGGCTTGACTAGAGAAAATTTTAGAGCACAAGTTTCAAGAATGATGAGAGAGGGTGGTTATCTAAGAAGATTGTATAGAATATACAACGATAAGAACTATGTTATAAAACCTCAAGCTAAGACAGAAATAATTAGAAAAATAACAAGAGGTGAAGGCGTAGATTATGGTCACATAAGAGGTATATTAAGTGACACACCATACAAGATAACTGACGAACAGATGGCTGAATTGACTGCAAGACAAAGCACTTTAAGTCGAGATCAAGCACAGTTTTATATAGACAAAGTTGTTAGTAACGCAAAAGCAAAAGGCAGTGGTGTCCACGCATTATCAAGAGTGTTCCAAACAAGATTAGATACGAGTTTGATTAACAAAAGAAAAGTAGATAGTGAAGTCTTACGCTTAATACTTGGAGAGATCAGAGATCCAAGAGAGGCTTTCATATCAACAGTGTCAGAGTTATCTAATTTTATAGCGACTGATAGATTTTTAGGATTGTTTAAAGAAACTGTAGATGAAAACATAGCCGCAACAGTTGCGAGAAATGCAGCACGACCCACGACACTAAGAGCAGCTCCAGAAGAAAAACAACTTTTCTATAAAATGGATGATGAAATTATAAACTGGATAAGACAAAAGCCAGACGTATTTAATGTAAACCCAAACGTAATAGATAGAGTATCTGATCTTGATGAAAAGACATTGGGAGCAGCTCTTGATGATTGGTTAGCTGCCCATCCTAATCATGTTATTCTAGGACGATCTGCCGAAACTAGTGTGAAGAGAGATATATATTCACCTGGTGCTAATCAAACAACTAGTATGTTCGGAAGTATGTTTGGATACGCAGTGCCAAGAGTTATGTATAATAACTTGAGCACATACGCTATGAATGATTCTGACACCATGCCGACTTTGCTTAGACAAGCGTATGGTTTTTTTCAGACTTTGAAGGGTGCAACACAATATGCGAAAACAATTCTCTCTCCTCTAACACAAGTTAGAAACGTCACTTCTGCAGCGGGTTTTGCACTAGCACAAGGTAATGTTGGTAAAGGAGCCAGTCTTGGTAGCTCTTTTAATCTTGTTTTAAGAGATGTGATTGACAAAGAACTTAAAGTGAAAGGTATGACTTTTGCAGATTTACAAAGAGATGGTAAAACACTGGACTTTCTTGTTGATATGCAGAAGCGAGGAGTCATTGGTAGCTCGGCTCAGTTACGAGAGATACAAGAAAATTTAAGAAAAGGACTAGGATACGAAGCAAGAGGAGATTTTGTAGAAGGTCAAATTAAAGGTGGAGCAGCACAAGAAAGAGTAGAAACTTTAGGTAGATCTGATCCACAGTTTAAAACAGAAAAGAGAAGTAAACTGGGACAGTTTTTTAAGAAGCCTCTTGGTTTTGCAGAAGACTTATACAGAGGTGGCGATGATGTTTGGAAGATATACAACTATCTCTTTGAGACACAGAAGTTTAGAAATGCTCGAAGAAAGATGCAGGCCAGTGCCATAAACAATGCTAAAAAAGCTCCAGGGTTTGATAATCTAACTATAGAACAACAACGAGCAGCTATCGCTAACGCAACAAGAAATGCAGACAGAGAGTTTGGAAGAACGATAGGTGCAAAAGCAGACGCTACACCAGAGGAGTTTGAAGAGGCTTTCAAACAATTTACGGCAGACAATATTCGTAATCTCGTTCCAAACTACGAACTTGTTCCAGATGCGATAAAAGGTTTAAGAGGTTTGCCTCTTGGTAACTTTATAGCGTTTCCAGCAGAAATAATTAGAACTGGTTTTAATACTTTAGATGTAGCCATGAAAGAACTTGCTAGTGATAGTGCAGCAATCAGAGAGATTGGTGCTAGAAGAATGACTAGCTCGTTGTTCACATTTGGTATAATGGGTGAAGGCTTACAAAGATTTGGTCAGATGATGACAGACACATCTGATGAAGAGATTGATGCTATCAACAGACTATCTGCTCCGTGGCAAAGAAACTCTGTATTGATACCAGTTGGTAAAGATGAAAAAGGTAATCCAGAAGTTATAGATTTTAGTTACACAAATCCTTGGGACTTGGTTTCCAAACCTTTTCATACCATGGCTAGATCTTTAAGAGATGGTACAAGATTAGATAAAAGTGATTTTGCTAAAATTAGAGGTGCTACTTTTGATTCCATTGCAGAATTTTTCAGTCCTTTCTTCGAAGTATCCATGGTTTATGATGCAGTGTTAGATGTGTTACCAAAAGAAAGTGCTATTGGACTTGGTGTTGGAAGAGGTGGAGTAACTAGATCTGGTGCTAAAGTTTACAAAGAAGGAGATGAGTTAGGACTACAGTTTGAAAAAGGCTTGATACATGTACTTGATACTCTTAAACCAAACATACTTCCTATAAGAATACCAACTGGTGCTGATCTTGGTATTGCTAGAGGACAGGCAGTTAAGTCTCCAGAACTTGGTAGAACTGCAAGAGGTTTATTCTTTCCAGAAGGTGGTCAGTTTCTAGGTTTTAATGTTGAAGCAGAAGAACCTACAACTGGTCGAGAATATAAAAGATATGGTGAACTATTCAGAGCTTTCACTGGTCTTCAGTCACAGATTATAGACAGAGATAGAATTGCAGAGTTTAAAGCTCAAGAGTTTAAAGGAGCTAGATCTGGCGCTGCTACATTGTTTACAGATGTATTAAGATTAGAAGATCCTAGTAAAGATCAAGTGCTTGAAGCATATCTAAGAGCAGATGATGCAAGACTTAGAGCATTTAAAGAGATGAAGCTAAACTATGATAGTCTAAAAAAATTAGGGATGTCAGATACTCAACTTACTAAAATTTTTAAAGTAAAAGCTGGATTAGGTAACAGAGAAATCTTTTCTTTAAGAGCAGACAAATACTTACCATACTTTCCAAGTAAAGAAAGACTTGGAGTTGCTAGAAGAAAAGGAATTAATTTACCAATATCTTCTCTTCAAAAATTATTTAGAAATAGATTGGGTCTTCGATTAACACCAGAACCAACAGAATTAAAAACACCGACACAGAATATTAGAGAGTTCTTAGACTTATCGAATCTTCCCAAGCAGAACGATCAGTTACCTCAACCAAGACCACAAAACTTGACTCAAGCACCACCGACAGTAGAGGTGACTGAAAATAGAGCCGTGAACGAATTGTTAAGACCCTCTCCAGAAAATAGACAGATCGCAGCCTTCTTAGGTGGTGATCCAGAAACTATAATAAAAAATATGGAAATAGCTAGGAGAACTGGATGAGTAGATTATCACCACATTTTACAATAGCAGAGTTTGTGAAATCACAAACGGCAGAAAGAAAAGGTATAGAGAACACACCTGGAGACAAACAAGTAGTGGCTATGATGGCACTGTGTGAAAATGTTCTTGAACCTATTAGAACTCACTTTGATAAACCAGTTGTTATTAATTCTGGATATCGCAGCGCAGCGTTATGTCGAGCCATAGGATCAAAATCCACCAGTCAACACTGCAAAGGTCAAGCGGCAGACATAGAGATACCAGGCGTTTCTAACGCAGAATTGGCTCAATACATAGCTAACTCATTGGATTTCGATCAACTAATATTAGAATGTTACGACAGAGCCAAGGGTCCAAGCTCTGGTTGGGTACATGTATCTTATGTTGGTGACGCAAACAGAAAAGAGTCACTGACATACGACAGAGCAAATGGTTACAGAAGAGGTTTGATTTACGCATAGATGTCTACACTAATTGTTAATTTACCTTCTATAGATGTATGGGTACGAAAAGAATATTTAAGAGATGGCGAAGATGGACACGGAGAGTTTGTAAAAGGTGTCTGGGTTACAGCAAAGTCTATTCCAGGTAGAGCTTTCTATTTTGAAACTTATCTGCCTGACTACGGTGCTCTTTACGATAAACTTCCTATTTCTGCTTTTACTGTTGAACCACAGACCCCGACTCCAGATATGGATCTTTATAATCTCCAGTTTTGGAATTGCATGGATTATGGGGTGGTGGCAGTTAGCAAACAGTTTATAGGATCTATGGACTTTGAGGTGTACACGAGAGATCATGGTATTGTAAAAGGATCTTACGTTTGCACTCTCGATAATTATCACGAAAGCATAGACACAATAGATTATTCTACAAGTGAAAAACCAGCAGAACACAAATCGTTTAACTTACTAGAACTAGAAAATAATCAGTTCTGTCTGTATCCAAACAACAGAATGAGAGTGTATGACAACTCGTTGACACCAGACAAGCCATTGCAGCCAGACTTCAAGGTTAGCACAGAGATATATCAAGTTGAGAACGGACAGAAGTTCAGACTCGGAGATACAGATGAATACTTTTGGAAGGCAAAAGATGAATGATAGAGTTTCTTCTGGTCTTCATGCTCAACGAAAGAGTGATAGATCAGACACAAAGATTTGAAAATATTAACAGTTGTTTGTATTTTGCAAGACGTTTGAACAATCAACCAGATGTTCCACTACCAGATGGTGAAATCGGCAAAATCACTGCATATTGCAAACCTGTCAGAAAAAAATAGGCTCTCAGATCGCCACACAGAGCCGAAACAAAGTGTCCGTGTATGATTATACCCTAGAAATACCTTTGTTTTTGTAGGTTTTTGTATTGTCCACTATCCAACTTCTCCCCAATTTGACCCCATTTCAGCGTCTACATCAAAGGGAATTTTAAGTTCTGGCACACAATTAGACATGATATCTTTAATTTGTTCTATTTGTTTGTCATTTTCAATATTAAAACATAATTCATCATGCACTGTTAGCATTGGTGTAAGACCAGCATCGTAACAATCGACCATGGCTTTCTTAGTTTGATCTGCACTTGAGCCTTGGATAAGTCTGTTCAGTGCTTTGTATGTGAAAGCTCTTCTGATTCTACCCTTACCACCATATTCATCGATAGCTTCTTTCATGGGTAATGCTCTGTTGTATTGATAGGATATAGGCTCGTACATATTGAATCTACATTTACGGCCCAACCAAGTTCTGATTACACCACTTTGTGATGCTTTCTT